CGAACATTTATGCTGTTAAAGGCGGTATAGCTGATAAAGTATGGACTGATTACGGTGGCGGTAATTCTATACAAATTAAGACCGGTGCTAACGAAAGGAACTGGTATATGCATTTATCTAAGCAATTAGTAAGACAAGGCCAACGTATTAAAGCTGGTCAACTGATAGGGAAATCAGGTGCTACAGGTAATTTCGTTAGAGGAGCACACTTACATTTCCAATTGATGCAAGGGTCGCATCCAGGGAATGATACAGCTAAAGATCCAGAAAAATGGTTGAAGTCACTTAAAGGTAGTGGCGTTCGAAGTGGTTCAGGTGTTAATAAGGCTGCATCTGCTTGGGCAGGCGATATACGTCGTGCAGCAAAACGAATGGGTGTTAATGTTACTTCGGGTGATGTAGGAAATATCATTAGCTTGATTCAACACGAATCAGGAGGAAATGCAGGTATAACTCAATCTAGTTCGCTTAGAGACATCAACGTTTTACAGGGCAATCCAGCAAAAGGATTGCTTCAATATATCCCACAAACATTTAGACATTATGCTGTTAGAGGTCACAACAATATATATAGTGGTTACGATCAGTTATTAGCGTTCTTTAACAACAGATATTGGCGCTCACAGTTTAACCCAAGAGGTGGTTGGTCTCCAAGTGGTCCAAGAAGATATGCGAATGGTGGTTTGATTACAAAGCATCAACTTGCTGAAGTGGGTGAAGGAGATAAACAGGAGATGGTTATCCCTTTAACTAGACGTAAACGAGCAATTCAATTAACTGAACAGGTTATGCGCATCATCGGTATGGATGGCAAGCCAAATAACATCACTGTAAATAATGATACTTCAACAGTTGAAAAATTGTTGAAACAAATTGTTATGTTAAGTGATAAAGGAAATAAATTAACAGATGCATTGATTCAAACTGTTTCTTCTCAGGATAATAACTTAGGTTCTAATGATGCAATTAGAGGTTTAGAAAAAATATTGTCAAAACAAAGTGGGCATAGAGCAAATGCAAATAATTATATGGGAGGTTTGACTAATTAATGCAATCTTTTGTAAAAATCATAGATGGTTACAAGGAAGAAGTAATAACAGATTTTAATCAGCTTATATTTTTAGATGCAAGGGCTGAAAGTCCAAACACCAATGATAACAGTGTAACTATTAACGGAGTAGATGGTATTTTACCGGGCGCAATTAGTTTTGCGCCTTTTTCATTAGTATTAAGGTTTGGCTATGATGGTATAGATGTTATAGATTTAAATTTATTTGAGCATTGGTTTAGATCTGTGTTTAATCGCAGACATCCTTATTATGTTATTACTTCTCAAATGCCTGGTGTTAAATATGCAGTGAATACAGCTAATGTTACATCTAATTTAAAAGATGGTTCTTCAACTGAAATTGAAGTAAGTTTAAATGTTTATAAAGGGTATTCTGAATCAGTTAATTGGACCGATAGCGAGTTCTTATTCGACTCTAATTGGATGTTTGAAAATGGAATTCCTCTTGATTTCACACCTAAATATACTCATACATCAAATCAATTTACTATTTGGAACGGTTCTACTGATACGATAAATCCACGATTCAAGCACGATTTGAAAATATTAATTAATTTAAATGCGAGTGGAGGATTTGAACTGGTTAACTATACAACAGGTGATATTTTTAAGTACAACAAAAGTATAGATAAAAACACTGATTTTGTTTTAGATGGTGTGTATGCATATCGAGATATAAATAGAGTGGGAATTGATACAAATAGAGGCATTATAACATTAGCGCCAGGTAAAAATGAATTTAAGATTAAAGGAGACGTCAGTGATATTAAAACTACATTTAAGTTTCCTTTTATTTATAGGTAGGTGATTTAATGGATTATCATGATCATTTATCAGTAATGGATTTTAATGAATTGATTTGTGAAAATTTACTAGATGTAGATTATGGTTCTTTTAAAGAATATTATGAACTGAATGAAGCTAGGTACATCACCTTTACAGTTTATAGAACTACTCATAATAGTTTTGTTTTTGATTTATTGATTTGTGAAAACTTCATAATTTATCATGGTGAAAAATATACAATTAAGCAGACAGCGCCAAAGGTTGAAGGTGATAAAGTTTTTATTGAAGTTACGGCATATCACATAATGTATGAATTTCAAAATCACTCAGTGGAATCAAATAAGCTTGATGACGACAGTAGCGAAACTGGTAAAACGCCAGAATACTCTTTAGATGAGTACTTAAGATATGGATTTGCAAATCAAAAAACTTCGGTCAAAATGACCTATAAAATAATTGGAGATTTTAAGCGAAAAGTACCGATTGACGAATTAGGTAACAAAAACGGCTTAGAATACTGTAAAGAAGCGGTAGACCTGTTTGGCTGTATAATTTACCCAAATGATACAGAGATTGGTTTTTATTCTCCTGAAACATTTTATCAAAGAAGCGAGAAAGTGATTCGATATCAATATAATACTGATACTGTATCTGCAACTGTCAGTACATTGGAATTAAGAACAGCTATAAAAGTTTTTGGAAAAAAGTATACAGCTGAGGAAAAGAAAAATTATAATCCTATTAGAACAACTGACATTAAATATTCAAATGGTTTTATAAAAGAAGGTACTTATCGTACCGAAACAATTGGGTCTAAAGCTACTATTAACTTTGATTGCAAGTATGGTAATGAAACAGTTAGATTTACAATAAAAAAGGGCTCTCAAGGTGGAATATATAAGTTGATTTTAGACGGCAAGCAAATTAAGCAAATTTCTTGTTTTGCTAAGTCGGTTCAGTCTGAAACAATAGATTTAATAAAAAATATTGATAAAGGCAAGCACGTTTTAGAAATGATATTTTTAGGAGAAGACCCCAAAAATAGAATTGATATATCTTCAAATAAAAAAGCTAAGCCTTGTATGTATGTTGGAACTGAAAAATCAACAGTCTTAAATTTAATTGCTGATAATTCAGGTCGCAATCAATACAAAGCAATTGTCGACTACGTCGCAGATAGTGCAAAGCAGTTTGGGATTCGATATGCTAATACGCAAACAAATGAAGATATCGAAACACAGGATAAGCTGTTAGAATTTGCAAAAAAGCAAATAAATGATACTCCTAAGACTGAATTAGATGTTAATTATATAGGTTATGAAAAAATAGAGCCAAGAGATAGCGTATTTTTTGTTCATGAATTAATGGGATATAACACTGAATTAAAGGTTGTTAAACTTGATAGGTCACATCCATTTGTAAACGCAATAGATGAAGTGTCTTTCAGCAATGAAATAAAAGATATGGTACAAATTCAACAAGCACTTAACAGACGAGTTATTGCACAAGATAATAGATATAACTATCAAGCAAATCGTATAAATCATTTATACACTAGTACTTTGAATTCTCCTTTCGAGACAATGGATATAGGGAGTGTATTAATATAATGGCAACAGAAGAAGTTAAAATCAAAGCGCTACTTGAAAACGATAAACAGTACTTTCCAGCTACACACTGGAAAGCTATAAATGGGATACCTTATGCAGGCAGTAGTGATATTGATGGATTGCCTCAAGACGGTATCATTTCGGTAGATGATAAAAATAAATTAGATAAATTAAAAATAGGCGAAGCAGGAATTATTCAAAATAGCATTGTACAGAAATCCCCAAACGGTAAATTGTGGAAAATAACAGTTGACGATAGTGGGAAACTTGGTACAGTGCTATTTTATTAGAAAGGAAGGTGCATTATGGAAAATTTGTATTTAATAAAGGATTTGGGAGCTTTAGCAGGTCGAGATTATAGAGCTAAAGAAATTCAAAACCTGCAAAGAATAGAGCAATTTGCGCTTGGCTTGACAACAGAGTTTAAGTTGCATCAGAAAGCTAAAACAATGCAACACTTCGCTGAGCAAATTTATTATAATGGTAGATCGCAAGCAGCAGTAAACAAATCTTTACAAAGTCAAATTAACGCACTTGTTGTGGCACCACGTAATAACAGTGCTAATGAGATTGTTCAAGCTCGAGTTAATGTAAACGGCGAAACCTTTGACACATTAAAAGAACATTTAGACGATTGGGAAACCAAAACTCAAATTAATAAAGAGGAAACTATAAGAGAATTAAATAAGACCAAACAAGAAATTCTTGATATCGAGTATCGTTTTGAACCTGATAAGCAAGAATTTTTATTTGTGACAGAACTTGCACCTCTTACAAATGCAGTAATGCAATCCTTCTGGTTTGATAATAGAACAGGCATAGTATACATGACACAAGCTAGAAATAATGGCTATATGCTAAGTCGTTTAAGACCTAATGGTCAATTTATAGACAGCTCATTGATTGTAGGTGGGGGTCATGGTACACATAACGGTTATAGATATATTGATGATGAGTTATGGATTTATAGTTTTATCTTAAATGGTAATAATGAGAATACATTAGTTCGTTTCAAGTATACGCCTAATGTGGAAATTAGCTATGGCAAGTATGGTATGCAAGATGTATTTACAGGACACCCAGAAAAACCCTACATCACCCCTGTCATAAATGAAAAAGAAAATAAAATTCTATACAGAATTGAGAGACCTAGAAGTCAGTGGGAACTTGAAAACTCAATGAATTATATAGAGATAAGAAGTTTAGACGATGTTGATAAAAATATTGATAAAGTTTTGCATAAAATCAGTATCCCTATGAGACTAACAAACGAAACCCAACCAATGCAGGGTGTGACTTTTGATGAAAAATACTTGTATTGGTATACAGGAGACAGTAATCCAAATAATAGAAACTATTTAACGGCTTTCGATTTAGAAACAGGAGAAGAAGCGTATCAGGTTAATGCTGACTATGGTGGAACACTAGATTCATTTCCTGGCGAATTTGCGGAAGCAGAAGGTTTGCAAATATACTATGACAAAGATAGTGGTAAAAAAGCTTTGATGCTAGGTATTACTGTCGGTGGTGATGGAAATAGAACACATCGTATTTTCATGATTGGGCAAAGAGGTATTTTAGAAATACTTCACTCAAGAGGCGTTCCTTTTATCATGAGTGACACAGGTGGTAGAGTTAAACCTTTACCAATGAGGCCTGATAAACTTAAGAATCTTGGGATGTTAACAGAGCCAGGTCTTTACTATTTATACACTGATCATACAGTTCAAATCGATGATTTCCCATTACCAAGAGAATGGCGTGATGCAGGTTGGTTCTTGGAAGTTAAGCCACCACAAACTGGCGGTGATGTAATTCAGATATTGACGCGTAATAGTTATGCAAGGAATATGATGACTTTTGAAAGGGTGCTTTCTGGAAGAACTGGAGACATTTCGGACTGGAATTATGTGCCTAAAAATAGTGGTAAATGGGAGAGAGTACCTTCATTCATCACAAAAATGTCAGATATTAACATAGTAGGCATGTCGTTTTATTTAACTACGGATGATACAAAACGTTTTACAGATTTTCCAACTGAACGTAAAGGGGTAGCTGGTTGGAACTTATATGTAGAAGCTTCAAACACAGGTGGCTTTGTTCATAGGCTAGTTCGTAATAGTGTTACAGCATCTGCTGAGATACTATTGAAAAATTATGATAGTAAAACAAGTTCAGGGCCATGGACTTTACACGAAGGGAGAATTATAAGTTAATGAGTAATTTAGAGAAATCTGTAGCTATAAATTTAGAAAACACAGCGCATTATGAAAATATTTCAAATCTAGATATAACTTTTAGAACAGGAGAGAGTGATTCTTCTGTTCTTCTTTTTAATATCATTAAAAATAATCAACCGTTATTACTGAGTGAAGAAAATATCAAAGCACGAATAGCGATTCGAGGTAAAGGAGTAATGGTAGTTGCTCCACTAGAAATATTAGATCCATTTAAAGGTATTTTAAAATTTCAATTACCTAATGATGTAATTAAAAGAGATGGAAGTTATCAAGCTCAAGTTTCGGTTGCAGAATTAGGTAATTCAGACGTGGTAGTTGTCGAGAGAACTATCACATTTAACGTTGAAAAAAGTTTGTTTAGCAAGATTCCCTCTGAAACAAAACTACACTATATTGTTGAGTTTCAAGAATTAGAAAAAACTATTATGGATCGCGCGAAAGCAATGGACGAGGCTATAAAAAATGGTGAGGATTATGCGAGTCTGATTGAAAAAGCTAAAGAAAAAGGTCTATCAGATATTCAAATAGCAAAATCTTCAAGTATTGATGAATTAAAGCAACTTGCTAATAGCCATATAACCGATTTGGAAAATAAAGCTCAGTCTTATTCAAGAACATTTGATGAGCAAAAGCGATATATGGATGAGAAACATGAGGCTTTCAAGCAATCGGTAAATAGCGGTGGTTTAGTCACAAGTGGTTCAACATCGAATTGGCAAAAAGCTAAGATTACCAAAGATGATGGTAAGATAATGCAGATTACTGGATTTGATTTTAACAATCCAGAACAAAGAGTAGGAGATACAACGCAATTTATTTATGTATCACAAGCTATAAATTATCCAAGAGGTGTTAGTACTAACGGTACTGTCGAATATTTAGTAGTAACTTCAGATTACAAGCGTATGACTTACCGACCGAACGGTACAAATAAAGTGTTTGTTAAAAGAAAAGAAGGGGATTCATGGTCTGAGTGGTCAGAATTAGCTATTAATGATTACAATACACCTTTTGAAACTGTTCAAAGTGCTCAATCAAAAGCTAATATGGCTGAAAGTAACGCCAAATTATACGCAGATGATAAGTTTAATAAAAGGTATTCGGTTATTTTTGAGGGAACAGCAAATGGCGTTGGCTCAACATTAAATCTTAATGAAAGTTTAGATCAATTTATTTTGTTAATTTTTTATGGAACTTTTCCAGGGGGAGACTTTACAGAGTTTGGCAGCCCTTTTGGAGGAGGAAAGATTTCATTGAATCCCTCAAATCTTCCAGATGGTGATGGAAACGGCGGAGGTGTTTATGAGTTTGGATTAACTAAATCTAGTCGTACATCTTTAACTATATCAAACGATGTCTATTTCGACTTAGGAAGTCAAAGAGGCTCTGGTGCGAACGCAAATAGAGGGACAATTAACAAAATTATAGGAGTGAGAAGATAATGCAAATATTAGTTAACAAACGCAATGAGATTATTTCATACGCTGTTATTGGTGGTTTTGAAGAAGGTATTGATATAGAAAGTCTTCCAGAAAACTTCTCTCAAGTTTTTAGACCTAAAGTATTTAAATATTCAGATGGAAAAATAATTTTTAATGAAGATTATACAGAGGAAAAGGATGACTCACATCAACAGATTGATAATGAAGAGAATAGTACAGGTGCTTCTGATGACATATTACGAAAAATGGTTGCTAGTATGCAGAAGCAAGTTGTTCAAAGTACAAAGTTATTGATGCAAGTTAATAAACAAAACGCTTTGATGGCAAAACAGATTGTAGCATTCAATAAAAAATTAGAAGAGATTAAAGGAGAGACGGAAAATGCTTAAATTGATTTCACCAACTTTCGAAGATATTAAAACATGGTATCAATTGAAAGAATATACTAAAGAAGATATAGCGTGGTATGTAGACATGGAAGTTATAGATAAAGAGGAATACGCAATTATTACAGGAGAAAAGTATCCAGAAAATCTAGTGTCATAGGCCAAGAGTCTATGGCTTTTTAATTTGAATAAAGTGGGTGGCAGAATGTTTGGATTTACCAAACGACATGAACAAGATTGGCGTTTAACGCGTTTAGAAGAAAATGATAAGACTATGTTTGAAAAATTCGACAGAATAGAAGATAGTCTGAGAGCGCAAGAAAAGATTTATGACAAATTAGATAGAAATTTTGAAGAATTAAAGCGCGACAAAGAAGAAGATGAAAAAAATAAGGAAAAAAATGCCAAAAACATTAGAGACATTAAGATGTGGATTCTTGGATTAATAGGGACGATACTAAGTACGTTTGTTATAGCAATTTTAAAAACAGTATTCGGTATTTAAAGGAGGTGATTACCATGCTTAAAGGGATTTTAGGTTATAGTTTTTGGGCTTGTTTTTGGTTCGGTAAATGCAAATAACGATTAAAGGTCAGTGCTTCGGCACTGGCTTTTTATTTTGGATAAAAGGAGCAAATAAATGGATATTAACTGGAAATTGAGATTTAAAAATAAAGCGGTATTAACGGGATTGATTGGGGCATTATTGCTATTTATCAAGCAAATCACAGATTTATTCGGATTCGATTTATCAAATCAATTAAATCAAGCTAGCGCGATTATAGGCGCTATCCTCACGCTACTTACAGGTATTGGCGTTATTACTGACCCAACGTCAAAAGGTGTTGCCGATTCATCTA